GAAATCCCTGAGGTTTTTACACCCTATCTGATTGAAGAAACAACTCAAAGAGATGCTTTCTTGCAGAGTGGGGTCGTGACACCTCTAGCAGAATTAAATCTATCCGCAGAAAGAGGCGGTGACTTTGTAAAGATTCCATTCTACAAAGCTAACTTATCTGGAGACTTTGAAGTTCTTACAGATTCATTATCATTAACACCTGGAAAGATCACAGCCGACAACCAAATCGCTGCTGTTCTTCACAGAGGTCGTGCATTTAGTTCTAGAGACTTAGCTGCATTAGCAGTTGGTGGTGGCCCTGATCCAATGGCTGCTATCGCACAAAAGATGGCTGCTTATGTTAACAACCAGAAGCAGAAGGATTTATTCTCTTGCTTAACTGGAGCATTTGGTTCTATCAACGCAAACGACAGCAACTCTGCTTTATTTGCTTTAACAATTGATTCAGAATCAGGTGACTCTCCAACAACATTAAGTCCAAGACACGTTGCAAAAGCACAGTCTTTACTTGGTGATCAAGGTCAGAAGTTAACTGCTGTTGCGATGCACTCTAAGGTTTTCTATGACCTAGTAGAGCGTAATGCAATAGATAGAATCTATGACAACACTGGCGCACCTGATACAGGAGCAGCTTCAGGTAGCACAACAAGAGCATTTGATGGCCCTACTACTGTTAATACCTTTATGGGTCTTAACGTAATTGTTTCTGATGATGTTCCAACAACAGGATCTGGTTCTTCTACTGAATATTCAACATTCTTCTTTACACAAGGAGCAGTTGTTACAGGTGAGCAAGCACCAATCAGAACTCAAACAGATAGAGACATCCTTGCTTTAGAAGAAGCAATGGCTGTTGACCTTCATTACATCTACCATCCAGTAGGTTTGAAGTATGCAGTATCTACTGTTAACCCAACTCGTAGCGTATTAGAGACAGTTGCCTCTTGGTCGAAAGTTTACGAGACAAAGAACATCGGAATTGTCCGTGCTACTAACGTAAGTAACCAAGATTAATCATGGCTTCATTATTTGACGTAACAGCAGGGTTACTTATAGGCCCTACAAATGGTGGTTCTGTAACTCAGGCTACTAACAAATCAACAGGTGTAACTCTTAACACTGAGAGTGGACTAATCACAATGAACAACGCTGCATTAGCTGATGCTGCTGAAGTATCTTTTACAGTTACAAATAGCAAAGTTTCAGCGACTGATGCTCCTTATGCACTTCACTCATCAGGTGGAACTGCAGGTGCATATTTAGTCAATGTTAATAGTGTGGCTGCTGGATCATTCAAGATCACAGTTTCTAACGTATCAGGTGGATCTTTAAGTGAAGCAATTGTCATTACTTTTGTTGCAAATAAAGGAGCATCTAGCTAAATGGGAATGTACGCTTTTAGGCGTATGAGAGCGAGGAATGAGGCTGCTGTAAAGGCAGCTTCATTAACTCCAACTCTTGAAAAGCCAAAACCAAAACCAAAGCCCAAAAAGGTAAAACTAAATGGCGATAACTCTTGATGCTACTGTTGGCGGTGCTAACGCAAACACTTATATAGGTCTTTCTGATGCAAATTCTTTTATTGAGGGTTTAGTCCTCAGTGATGACGCTGCTGCATGGGATGGGTCAAGCAACGACAATAAAAATCGTGCATTGTTTACGGCTGCACAAAGGATTGACAGAGAGAAGTTTTTGGGGGCTAGGGTAGATGATACCCAAGCACTTGAATGGCCAAGATCAGGAGTAAGAAAACCTGACACTTATACCAACCTTTATGGCTTATCTTTTCCAAATAGATTAGTAGCTGATTATTATACTGATACTGAAATCCCAGATCGTGTAAAACACGCACAGGTTATCTTGGCTGTTTATCTTAATAACAATAGGAACGGGTTAGAGTTAAGTGGTCTGGAAGATTTTGCAACAGTAAGTATTGGTAATATAAACGTAACTCCAAACTTTTATGGGGCAGTTGGTATTGATCGTATTCCACCTATAGTTGATCATTACCTGATGGGTATTAGAATAGGTGGAAGAGCAAACTTATCAATCAAGAGGTCTTAACAATGGGCTACGGCTATCAATACCCAGCAGGGTTAATTATTACAGATACAAATGCCCATACTGGCAGATTCGGTAAGGTGCATTGCTTATCAAATGCAGAGGTAACTTTAGTTGCTGAGAACTTAACAGAAAATGGCTCTGCAACAATTAATGGAATTGAGATGAAGTCATCTTCAGAAATTGAAGGTGTTATCACAAGTATCACTCTTGCAAGTGGACAGGTCATAGCTTATTCATTATGAGTCTTGCCAACGCACTAAAAAAGGCAGCATCAAAAACTCTGAGCAAACTTGGAGGTGATGTGACTATCAGACAGGTAACGGCTGGCAGTTATAACACAACCACTGGAGCTATTACAGAATCTACATCTGATACTACCGTCAAAGGTGCGTTAACAAATGTAAACAGATCTGAGGTAAATGATCTGATTGAATCTCAGGATAAAAGGTTAACAATATCAGCAGGGGATTTGACCTTTGTACCAACAACAAAAGATAGGGTTGTTATAAGCAGTGTTGAATTTAAAATTATTCAAGTTGTAACGAATGAACAAAATAATACAGCAATAAGTTTTGATCTTATCTTGAGGTAACTATGGCAAGAGAAATAAACTTAACTGACATCGGAGATCATTTCGGTGAAAAAGTTCAAAAGACTGTGCGTAAAGCAACTTTCAAAGCAGAAAAAGATATAAAAGAATTTACACCAGTTGATACTGGTAATTTAAGAAATTCATGGCAAAGTGAAGTCCAAGCTTATCATGGGGAAGTTTTTACAAACGTGGAATATGCTGAACCTGTTGCTTATGGAACTAACTTACCTCCAAGTTGGGGTGGTCAATACAGAACAAGACAGCAGACAATTAAAGGTTATCCAGAGCTTATTGCAAAGCAACTGGAACAATTTATTGCAGATGAATTTAGGAGGGCATAATGGCAGCAGTTGATTTAAATACCATCAGATCCACAATTGAGGCGAGACTAGCGACAGAACTTGCGTCAAGTCCAGCTATTCCTGTTGTATTTAACAATATGGCGTTTGATTCCACAACAGAAGATACGTTTGTTCAATGTCAAACAAGTTTTGGTTCTGGTAGTTATTTAACAATGGGAGGGTCTGCTGATTCTACAAATAGTGTTGTTGGATTAATACTTTTAAATATTTTTACAGAAGAAGGTATTGGAGCAGGGTCTAATTACACAATTGGCAAAAGGTTGCGTGACCTCTACAATAATATTACAGTTTCAAATGTTATTTTTGATTCACCTGTTGGCCCTGAAGTATTAACATCAAGTCCAGAAGGTAAATTCCAAACACAAATCAGAATAACCTTTGAAATATATGAGGATCTCTAATGGAAATAACAGAGGGAATGCTTGACGCTATTGAAGCTGTCAAAGGTAGGCGTGACCCTGCTTATTGGGATGGTCGTTGCAGACGATATATGGAAAAGCAAGAAAATTTAAAAAAAGATGTGAAAAAACCTAAAAAAGGTTAATATAAAATAAATACTTTCTTTTGTTATGGCTATTAAGGGTGATGTTGGAAAAATCATGTTTGAAAACGCTGGCGGTACTGAAGCTGACGTTGGACAAACAAGATCTTGGTCTTTGTCTATTACTAAAGACACAATGGAGACAACAAAACAAGGCGATACATTTAAAACAAATATTGGCGGTTTAATAGCGGGTGAAGGTTCAGCAGAACTTTTATATGCCCCTAGTGAAACTGGAGCGGGATACACAACATTTATTGATGATGTGTTAACCACAGGTGATAATGCTGACGCACTATTTGAATTGTTTCCTGATTCAGCAACTTCAGCAAAGAAAATTAGTTTTGCAGGGATTATTACCAGTGCAGAATATGGTGCAACACTTGGTGAAGTTCAAGTAATTAACATCAGCTTTATTACAAGCGGTACTATTACTTCAGCTATATAGTACATTTTAAATAACTAACCCCGCACAAACATGGCAGCAAAAAGAAACGTAGATCTCATCACTGAGGCTTTCAGTGATGTAATGACTGCAAGAAGAAAGTATGAGTTAAAAAAGCCAAATGGTGAACTATTGAAAGAGTTATATTTTCCACCACTTACAAGACACGACAGAATACAAGCACAAAATTCAGCAGGTACTGATGAGGCTTTAGCAATATCAACTAAACTTCTTTGTCAGCTTGCAGAAAATGAAGATGGTACAAAAGCTTTTGCTGCTGCTGATGCTGAAAACCTAAAAAGGTTTTTACCAGAGACTGTATTAAATGAACTTGAATTATTCATGATGGATATTCAAACTAATCTAGATACAGCAAAAAACGAATAAGGCGAGATAATTGGCTTAATTTTGAATTTTTTCTCGCAACAGAACTTGGTAAGACATTAGTTGAATTAAGAAAGGCTGTGACAGAAGAAGAGCTTATTTATTGGGCTGCATATTATGAACTTAAAACCGAAAGGCATGAAAAAGAAATGCAGCGACAAAAGGCCAAATCAAGGTAATATATAATAAAGGTTATTTGTATTTGTGGCACAATCAACAGTCAAATTAATAGTTGATGCTCAAAATGCAATTAGACCATTGCAACGTGTAAATGAACAGACAAAAGCTTTAAGTAGTAGTACAGATAAATTAAAAGGAAGATTAAATAGATCAAATCAGTCATTAAGAGACACTGGAAGAGCAGCAAAAACAGCTAGTGCTGGCGTTGGAACTTTAGTAGGAGCATTAAAACCACTTCTCGCAGCTTTAGCTGTTGTTGGTACAGCAAGATTTATATTTTTTAAAACAGCCGAGTTAGAAACCCAAAGAGCAAGTTTAAAAAAGTTAACTGACTCAGCAGAAAAAACAAATGAAATAATACAGGAATTACAAGATTTTGGTGCTGTAACACCTTTTACAAGTAGTGAATTAATAGAACAAACAAAAAGACTTAAAGCTTTTGGTTTTGCAACTGAAGAATTAGTTGATACAACAAAAAGGTTATCTGATATTGCAGGTGCTACTGGTGCTGACCTTACAGGTATTGCAACAGCTTTTGGACAGATCAGAGCTAAAGGTAAATTACAACAGGAAGAAAATTTACAGTTATTAGAAAGAGGAGTTGATATCACAACTGAATTAAAACGAATAACTGGATTACAAGGAGATGAATTTGAATCTGCAATGCGTAAAGGGAAAATTGGTGCTGATTTAGTAAATCAAGCATTAATTAATTTAACAAGTCAAGGAGGTATTTTTGCTGGAGGTGCAACTGCACAGGCAGATACGTTAAATGGAAAATTATCAACTTTACAAGATACGATTGACACTCTTGCCAGAACTATTGGAACAGAGTTAGAAGATGAAATTAAAGGTATTTTAGATATCAGTATTAAAGCTGTAAAACAAATATCAACTTTGATTGAAAGTATTGGTCTTGTAAGCAAACTTGGCGAAAAAGATATGATAAAAATAGAAACAGAAGCAAGAACTTTTGCAACCGAAGAAGTAAGTAAAGATTTTGGTTTTTTTGAAAGAAGATTTAGTGCAGATGCAAGAAAACAGTTTCAAGAAATATTTGATTTAAAGAAAAAAGAACTTGTCTCTGATGCTTTAACAACAAAAGAACTAACAAAACAAAAGGAAACACAAGATAAAATCAAAGAAAGTGTAACGGCAGCAAAAAATGAAGCTGCTGTAATTAATGAACAAACAACATTATTAAATGAATCTTTAGGACAAACAGATACTGCTGTAGATACTATTAGTAATAGTTCAAACAAAGTTTCTACAAATATTAAAAAAGCCATCTCTGAAACAGATCAATTAAAAGAAAAATTTATGGAGATAGGCCAAAGTGTTGAACAAGGTATAGTTTCAAACCTTACAGATGCTGTAATGGGAACAAAAACATTAGCACAAGCAGCCATAAGTGTCCTTGATAATTTAAAAAGAAAACTTATCGAGGTTGCTATACAGAAAGCTGTTGCTGGTATCGGAGGGAAGCTTGGAGGATTCTTAGGTGGCCTATTTGGTAAGAGAGCAAGCGGTGGCCCTGTAGCTGCTGGTGGTGCTTATCTTGTTGGAGAACGTGGGCCTGAGATTTTGCAGATGGGTTCAAGGGGTGGCAATATTATCCCAAACAGTGCAATTGGTGGTGGCGGTACAACTAATGTAGTGACTGTGAACGTAGATGCAAAAGGCTCATCTGTCGCTGGTAATGGTTCTGGGGCTGATGCCCTAGGTCAATTAATAGGTGGTATAGTTCAACAAACCCTTGTAAAAGAACAAAGGGCTGGAGGTTTACTAAATAGATAATGGCTACCTTTCCATCAATAACTCCCGCTTATGGGATGAGAAAAACAAGTTCACCAAAAGTTAAGACAACTCAGCTAGGTGATGGCTATGAGTTCAGAGCTTTATATGGCCTTCCTTTATCTCAAGACCCAAAAGTATATGATCTTACTTTTAACGTGTCTGAGACTGAATCAGATGTCATTGAAGGCTTTTTAAGAAGTAGGGTTGCAGATCAGGCAAGTTTTACATTTACTCCACCAGCCGAAGGGTTCACAAAAACAGGAACTTATAGCCAAAGTACAACAACTGTGACAATAACAATTACACAGCATGGAGTTGCTATTGGTGATGTTTTGACAATTGACTACACCTCTGGCTCTGCAACTGATGGTGATTTTGTGGTTGCATCAGTGACAAATGATAATGTTTTTACAGTAACGGCTGCCGATAGTGCAACCAACAGTGGCAATGTATCAATTACTCTTTCTGGGGCTGGTAAATATGTTTGTGATTCTTGGACAAAAACAATACCTTATAACAATAGAGCAATAATTAATTGTACTTTTAGGGAGGTGTTTGAACCATAAATGGCAAATCCTGTTTCACAGCTACAAGAACTAACTAATAAATCAATTATTGAGTTGTTTTCTGTTGAACTGATACCTGATCTTCATTACACAAAATCTGCAAAAACAGCCACATATAGTCAATCAGGAACAACAATCACTGTTACACTTACTGCTCATGGGTTTTCTACTGGCCTTGTTTTGAGTCTTGATTTTACTTCTGGAAATGGCATTGATGGAATATACACAATACAGACAGTTGCTACAGATACTTTTACTGTCACAGGGACAACTTCACAATCTACAAGTGGCAATGTTTCATTTAACGTAAATACAACATTAACTGATGCTACAGTTTTTCTTTTCCATGCTGGTAACAATATGAAAGATAGTGGTGATCTTATCTGGCAATCAAATACTTACACTAGGATGCCATGTAGAGCAGAGGGCTTTAAATATTCTGGTAAGGGTTTATTGCCCAGACCTACTTTAATATTTTCAAATTTACTTGGATCAATAACAACTATAATTTTGCGTGTTAATCAAACTACTCCTTTTATTGATTTACAAAGAGCAAAGGTTACACGCAAACGTACTTTAAGCAGATTCCTTGATGCAACAAATTTTTCATCTAATGTAAATCCATTTGGTACACCAGATCCAACAGCAGAGTTACCGAAAGAGGTTTATTTTATAGATAAGAAAGCAACAGAGAACAGAAATATCGTAGAGTTTGAAATGGTAAGTAGTTTTGATCTTAGTGGTATTGGATCACCAAAAAAATTAGTAACTAGAGATGATTTCCCTGGTGTTGGAACATTTGTTAATTTTTAAATATGACTTGGAAAGAATCTTTCAAAAACTATGCACAACAACAAGCACCTAATGAGGCTTGTGGTTTGCTTGCAATAATAGATGGCAAAGAAACCTTTTGGCCTTGTAAAAATTTAGCAGAGGGAAAGCATGAATTTTTTATGCTTGACCCTGATGATTGGGTTGAGTGTGAAGATACTGGAGAAATTATTGGTGTAATTCATAGTCATCCTGTAGGTGCTGCAATAGCTTCAGAGGCTGATAAAGCATCTTGTGAACATATTGGCTTTCCATATTACATCTACAGTATTAATCAGGATCACTGGATATGTATTGAACCTACAGGTTGGAAAGCTCCTTCACTTATTGGGCGAAAGTTTATCTGGGGAAAATATGATTGCTGGTCTATCGTTACGGATTGGCTAAAAGAAAATAAAAATATAAATATTAAATATTGGCCAAGACCAAAAACATTAATTGATTTTGCCAATAATCCATATTTTGAAAAAGTACTTACAGAATCTAACTTTATAAAACAACAAGATAAAGATAAATTTAAAGAAGGTGATGTTTTACTTTTTAAAGGTTTAAAAGGTAAAGCTAGTCATGTCGCTGTTTATATTGGTGATAGCATGATATTAAATCACAACTTCAAAGCTTTAAGCTGTAGACAGCCGCTCAGTCTAAGCTATCAAAAGGCATTACAAGGAGTATATAGATATGCAGCTTAAAACAATAAAAGTATATGGAAACCTTAGAAAATTTTTAGGTAAATCAACATTTGAAGCTGCTGTAAATTCACCACAACAGGCATACAGTTTTTTGAAAGCTAATTTTGCTGGACTTGAAAAACACATGAATAATCAGCTATATCAGGTAAAAATGGGAGGTCGTTTAATAACTCAAGACTTTATATCTTCTACAGGTCAGGGTGAAATTCAAATCATTCCTGTAGCTGTTGGTTCAGATTTTGTGGTTGACTTTTTTGAAGATGCTTTTAATTTTGTTGTTAGCAATATAGTGCCATTAGTCACAGCTTTTGTTACAGGTGGTACAAGCCTTTTATTAACAACAGCAGCTTTAACTCTTGCTAGTGATTTATTAACACCTGATTTACCATCAACTCCTGTGTCCTCTGTGGGTGATACAGACCCAAATATAAGGGGATCTTATACCTTTACAGGTATTCAAAACGTCAGTTCTAGTGGCGTTCCGATTCCGATTTTGTATGGATATGTTTATAGCGGATCAATTTTGATAAGTTCAGGCGTTGATACGACTCAATTAGTGAGTGTAATGGAAAGGGAAGGAACATATACACAATCTGGTAATTTAATTACTATTACTTTAAATAATCATCCTTATAAAAATGGTGAGAATATAGATTTAAATTTCACAAGTGGCCCTCTTGATGGTTCAAACATAGATGGTGCGACTTTTGGTGTTCAAGATGCAACTACTAATACTTTTAAAGTCAGCACAGGTCAGTGGAACTCTCAAACATACTCAAATTCAGGAAATACTGTTAAAGTTTTAGAAAGAAACAAACCATAAACAATTATGCCTAGATTAGTTGATGACCAATTATTCGGCAGAGATATAAGATTTGAAGATCCCGATTTAATTCTTGGAGGCTTAAGAAGCAAAAGTTTTGCAACAGTCGTTGATTTATTGGGTTACGGAGAGATGGGAGGATTCCCAAATACAACAAACACATCTCCAGATACTACAACTTCTGTAGGTGATTTTAGGAAAAATATTTTTTTAGATGGTACACCTTTAGAAAATGCAAATGGCGATCAAAATTTTCAAGATGTAGAGGTTTTTTTTAAAAATGGAACTGAAAATCAAACTTCTCTAGGATCAATTAATTCTTTTGGTCCTGATCGCATAGAAAGCACAACACCTGTTGGAGTGCCAATTACAAAAGATTCATCTGTTTCAAGATCCATTACAGGATCTTTAGATTCAAATGGCAATCAATTAGTAAAAATTTTAAGAGTCGCAATTCAAATACCAGCTTTACAAAATTTCGGTAGTGATGGAGATATTACTGGCACTGAAGTAAAAATATCAATAGACATAACAGAAAATGATGGTACTGTTCATAATGTTGTTGTTGAAAATTCTATAAATGGTAGAGCTTCTAGTGCGTATATAAAAGATTATGAAATTGATTTAGAAGATGATAATTTACAGTTTCCTTTGACTGTAACTGTTATAAGAAATACTGATGACAGCACTGATTCAAGATTGCAAAATACTACAAATTTGCTTTCTATAACAACAATCATTACTGAATCACAGTCTTATTCAGGTTTTGCTTATGTTGCTTTAAGGTTTAATGCACAGTCATTTCAAAGCTATCCCAAGCGGATGTATAGGGTCAAGGGAACCAAGATCCTCGTGCCGCATGGAACAGAAATTGATTTAGATAATGGAAGAGTAATATATCCAGCCGACTATACATTTAACGGTACATTTAAAACAGACAAAGAATGGTGTGCTGATCCAGCATGGATTTTATATGATCTATTAACAACAGATAAGGGTTTTGGTGGTACAGATGGTGTTATTGATGCAGATACTTTAGATGTTTTTAGTTTTTATTCTGCAAGTGCATATAATAGCGAACTGATAACAGACCCTATAACAGGAACAACAGAGCCTAGATTTAGTTGTAATGTCATTTTAAATCAAAAAAATGATGCATATACGCTCATAAATGATCTTTGCTCTGTGATGAGAGCAATGCCTTTCTATAGTGTTGGTTCTCTTACCATAGCCCAAGACAGGCCAACAAATACTGCTACAAATACATCTGATGCTCAATATATATTTACAAATGCCAATGTAAGTGAACAAGGTTTTACCTATACAAGTGTTGGACAAAAAACAAAGTTTACTGAAGTTGAAGTTTCATATTTTGATAATGATACACAGACCTTAAATTTTGAATATGTTAGTGCAGATGAAATTACCGCATTGTCAGGTTATACAACTAAATTTGGAAGAATAAGAAAAACTTTAAAATCTTTTGCCTGTACTTCAAGAGGTCAAGCAAATCGTCTTGCAAGATGGTTTTTGTACACAAATTTAAAAGAGGCAGAGCTTTGTTCATTTAAAACAACTCTTGAGGCTGGTGTTGTTGTAAGACCTTCAATGATTATTGGTATTGCTGACAGCATGAGGGCTGGTGTTCGCAGAGGTGGTCGTATTAAATCAGTTACCAACACAACAACTATTGTTGTTGATGATGCAAATAATACAGATTTAACAGCAGAAAATTCAGCAACTTTATCTGTAGTAATGCCTGATGGTACAACTGAAAGCCGTAGCATATCATCAATATCTGGTACAACAATAACTGTGTCTTCTGCGTTTTCTACCTCACCACAAGCAAACTCTATTTGGGCTATTGAAAATTCTACAGTTGAATTTCAAACATATAGGGTTTTAGGAATTGAAGAGACAAATCATTGTGAATATAATATTTCAGCAATCATTCACGACACAAACAAATATGCTCAAGTTGAAGATACAACAGTTCCAGCAAATCCAAGAACTATAACAACTTTACTTAATGAAAAACCATCTCCAAGTAATGCAACAGCAGTAGAACAAATTGTTGTTTTGAATAACAGAGCAGTTTCCAAAATATTCGTGACATGGGAACCAGTACAAGGTGTAAAAGAATATTTGCTTGAATTTCAATATGAAAACGATAACCCAGAAAGACACAGAATTGCAAAACCTAGTTTTGAACTATTTGAGTCAAGGCTTGGATCTTATGTCTTTAAAATTAAATCTTATAACAGTTTAGGCAAACTTAGTACAACAACAACAACAGTAAATATACAAGCTGTTGGAAAAACAGCACTTCCAGCAGACGTGCAGAATGTAAGAATCGAACCACTTTCTGATCAATTTGTGAGACTACGTTTTGATAAATCAACAGATGTTGACGTTTTGCATGGTGGCAACGTAGTAGTCAGAAGCTCTAACCTTACAACAGGTGCAACTTTTACAAATTCAGTTGATGTGATCCCAGAATTGCCAGGTAATGTCAGCGAGTCCATTGTACCGAATATTGTAAATGGTACTTATATTTTAAAATTTAAAGATGATGGAGGGCGTTTAAGTTCTGGTGAAGCAAAAGTTGTAATGCTTCAAACAGTTCCAAATACATTACCAAAACTTATAGTATTAGAAGATAGAGAAGATACTGATTCACCACCTTTTGCTGGTGTGAAAGATGATTGTTTTTTTAGTAGTGAAGTAAATGGTCTTGTCTTAGGATCACAAGTGACACTTGATTCTGTAACAGATTTTGATGCGATTGCTGACTTTGATTTCTTGGGTAATGTAGATTTCGAAACTGGTGGTCAATATAGTTTTGCTAATACTTTGGATTTAGGTGTTAAACAACCTTTAAGATTACGTAGGCATTTTGTAACGCAAGGTTTTTATCCAAATGATCTGATTGATAAGAGATCAGCAAATATAGATACATGGACAGATTTTGATGGTGCAACTGCTTTTGATGTCAATGCAAAATTATTAGTTGCTACTACTGATTCTGATCCAGATACCTCTACTGCGGGAACATATGCAATATCTGGGACAACTATTACCATTACCAAATCTTCACATGGATATTCTGCTGGTAGTTTTGTTAATGTTGATTTTACTTCTGGAACGGGTGTTGATGGTGATTATGAAATTCAAAGTGTTACCACAAACACTTTTATTCTTACATCTGCAACATCTTTGACAACAAGTGGTAATTGTAATTTTAGTGCAGAATTTTCTGACTTTAACCCATTTGTTAATGGAACATATGTTGCAAGGGGATTTAAATTTAGAGCAGATTTAGAATCAAATGATCCAGCGCAATCAATAGAAATAGATCAGCTTGGCTATACAGCAGAACTGGAAAGCAGAACAGAAACAAGTCTAGGAAATGCAGGGGCATCTGCTGGTGGATTTATAGCCTCTGGGACATCGACTAAATCTGTTACCTTTACAAATAGTTTCTTTACAGGCCAATCAGGCACTAGCATTGCTGCAAATTCTGTATTGCCTTCAATCGGTATAACAATAGAAAATGCACAGTCAGGAGATTTCTTTGCATTATCATCTATCAGTTCGACAGGATTTGATATAGATGTAAAGAATGGTTCTAGTCATGTTAATAGAAATTTCAAATATGCTGCTACAGGATTTGGGCGTGGTAGTTAATTTTAAAGTAGGATATACTTAAATAAAAGTTGGATTAGACAATGAGCCAAAATGATATGACCATTGATAATTCTACAGGGGCCAACGTCCGTGCAGATATCAATAGTGCATTGCAAGCAATAGCAACAAATAATTCTGGATCTTCAGCACCTTCTACAAACTACGCAAGTCAGTTTTTTGCTAATACTTCGACAAGTATTATGCAGCTAAGAAATACAGCTAATGATGCTCATATAAATTTATTTAGTCTTGCTGGTGCGCCAGCATTCCCTGTAGATGGGACAATAAATTCAATAAATATAGGTAAAGGTGCAAACTCTGTTGCTGGTAACACTGTTCTCGGAGAAAGTGCTTTAGATGCTTCTGTTTCTGGTGGAAATAATACTGCTATTGGTAAAGAAGCATTAACAGCTTTAACTTCTGGAATACAAAACACTGCGGTCGGTAAAACATCTTTAACAGGAACCACAACTGGAAATTATAATTCTGCTCTTGGTTCTAGTGCTTTATTTTCAAATACAACAGGAGATCATAATACTGCTTTAGGTAGGACTGCTTTAAATGCAAATACTACAGCAGATAACAACACAGCTATTGGTTCTAACGCTCTGGGAGCAAACACTACTGGAGCTAGAAATGTAGCCGTAGGATACATAAGTTTAGACGCTAATACTACAGGCAGTAATAATGTTGCAGTAGGTGAAGGTTCGTTATCAGGAAATACAACTGCTGATGACAATGCAGCTTGTGGTTATTATGCACTGGAAGCTAATACAACAGGTGCTAACAACACAGCCGTGGGTTCTCGTGCTTTAGATGCTAATACTACAGCTTCTAATAATACTGGAGTTGGTAGACACGCTCTAGGAGCAAACACAACTGGAACGGATGGAGTTGCTGTTGGTATGCAAGCCTTAGATGCTAATACTACTGGAGGACAAAATGTAGGTGTTGGTAAAAATGCTTTAGGAGCAAATACTACTGCTAGTTTCAACACTGGTATTGGTCATGAATCCTTATTTGCAAACACAACTGGAGCATCTAATACTGCTGTGGGAGCTAATGCTTTAGATGCAAACACAACTGCTGATAATAATACTGCTGTTGGTAAAGATGCTTTAGGAGCAAACACAACTGGACAGTACAACACTGCTATGGGTGTCAATTGTTTAGGAGCTAATACTACAGCAGATGATAATACGGCTATTGGTTATCAAGCACTTAGAACTAATACTACTGGAAGTACTAACGTAGCACTAGGTCTTAATGCTTTACGAGATAACACAACCGCTTCAAACAACACTGCGGTAGGAAAAAGTGCTTTAGAAGCAAACACAACTGGAGCTTCTAACGTAGCCGTAGGATCTTTAGCTCTTGATGCAAACACTACGGCTGATAGCAATACAGCGATTGGTTTCAGTGCTATGAGTTCTAATACTACAGGGCAGAATAATTCAGCTTTAGGAAGAGATGCTTTATTTACTAACACTACGGCAAGTAATAATACAGCCGTTGGATATTCTGCATTAGTCTATAACACAACTGGAATAGATAACTGTGCATTTGGATCGGGTGCTTTAGATGCAAACACAACTGGTGCTTATAACGTAGCTGCTGGAAAAAATAGTTTAAGTGGTAATACCACTGGACAATCAAATACTGCCTTAGGAGAAGGTACAGGTAGTTCTATTTCAACAGGAGACAAAAATACTTGTATTGGTCAAGGGACTGGTAATGGAGTTACGACTGGGGACAATAATTTATTTTTAGGAGCTAATGCAGGGCAAGCCGCTTCCCCATCAGGAAATATTACAACAGAAAATAACCGAGTTTGTATAGGAAATAATTCAGTTACAAATGCCTTTATAAAAGTTGCGTTTACAGTTACTTCTGACGAAAGAGACAAGATCGAAGATGGTGTTGTATTGCATGGTTTGGATTTTGTAAATCAACTAAAACCTAAATCATTCTGGTTTAGAAAGAATCGTGAGTCTGACGAAAAAACAGGTGATAAGAGATACGGATTCTATGCTCAAGATATTCTTGCTTTAGAAGGTTCTGATAGCGTAGTTATTGATAATAAAGATTCTGATAACTTAAAATTTAAAGGAGATCAATTAATACCAATACTTGTAAACGCAATAAAAGAACTATCCGCAAAAGTCACAGCCCTCGAAGCAGGGTAAACTAAAAGTAACCTAATTTTTACTATGGAAGAAAAAACCGCAGATGAAATCGCAGCAATCTTTTCTGCTGCTGGTGATAGCGTAACTGTAATCAATGCAGATGCAAGCTATTCAGCTTATACAACAAGAACAGGATCTACTGATACCGAAGTTGAATGGAAAGCATATATCAAAAGAAATACAGATCACCTTGAGATCATCAAGGCTTATACACAAACTGATGGTACAACATCTATCTGGACAACCGAATCGTTTACAGATATAGATGTTGCCATAACTACAGGTAAAGCTCTCTACGCTTAAATTATGAATTTACAGGAAAGATTACAACAACTTGCTCAACAAAGAGAGCAGTTATGGATTGCATTGCATGAAACTAACGGTGCGATGAAGATTCTGGAACAACAGATTTTGGAGACTCAAGCGACACCCGAAGCAAACCTGCCATCAGATACAGAGGCATCAACCCCACAAGAAGAAGTAGTACCATCAGAGTGAGTGGTGCTACCATTTTATTAATT